TGTTTTATTACGTCCTTAATTAGAAATCCAAATTTAAATAATATGTAGTCTTTTTTTGTATTAGAATAAAAACACCAAAAATACAATCTAATCCAAAAAATACCATCAGATTTTTCTCCAATCCAATAAATAAATAATAAACTACCTTTAAACGTTTTCTTTTCCATTTTAATAAATTTAAATTAAACGACTAATTCCCCGCTTTATATTTACTTCAAAAACTTTATCCGCTTTTTCCTCTATGTCTTCCCTACTAATACGCTCGTCCGACACCATTATAATTTGAATATTCAAACGCCTAGAAATTTCATTTATCATATCCAACACCCGTAAATTTGCCTGCTCTCCTTTCAGATGTTTAAAAGGTTCGTCAAGGATCATTACATTACGGGAATGAGGGGTTTGCATCGACCATGATGCAATGCGAAGGGCAAAGGCGGCTACATCTACCGCTCCACCTCCGCTTGCATTCTTTGGTTCACATTTAAATCCGTCACGTTCAAAAAATAAATCACATTCCGTTTTATTCCTTCGTTGAACAAATTCTACAGATAATTCATAAGGTTGATCAAACACAGAGGACAAAGCCATGGATGTAATATTTGAAATATGAAACTGCAATTCCTTTTGTGTTTTCAGACCAACTTCCTTTATTACTTCCCGTGCTTTTTCGTGCAATTGCAATTCTTTTTCCTTCGTTGAAATTTCAGATTGTAAGGTTTCAATGGAATTAGAAAGTTGTAATTGTTGTCCTTTTCGTTGCTCTAAACGATTCCTATAAAATTTTACATCCATTTTTAATTAGTATTATATTACGTGTGGAAGTTACGAGAATTTCCTCAATTCTTTTCTTCGGAATATCATAATGTGTTTTATGAAACCAACAAGGATTTATATCAAGTTGTTTTGCCATTTTATGCAAATTCCAAACAGAATAAGGGTAACAAATAAGATGCCTTTTATCATCATAAATAAATTGAATATTTATTTTCATAATCCAACTAGTATTAAGAGTAAAAATAAACCAATTATGATAGCTATTTGTAAACAACCTTTACTATCTCGTGGTGGTTTCCATTTGTTTTTCATTTCTTTTTCTTTTTAATAATTATAGCAATTGTTGGAATTAAGCAAATATAAATTATTGCTTTTTTCTTGTCAATAAATAATCCTAACCACAAATCATACCAAATAAATTTTATATTTATTTTCATACCTCGTATGTTTCAAGTTCTTCCATTCCCGTTTCAATCTGCTCCGTCAGTTTATCAACCTCCTTGGACATTGTTTTAATTCGTTGTTCAGCCTCCTCAATAGTAGTACAGTCCCAATCCTCTTTTAATTGTTTAAATAGGGCTGTTTGGTGTCCTTTCAATTCTGCAGAGGTTTGTTTAGCCTCATCAACTTTTTTCTTTAGTTTTAAAAGTTCTGATTCCGTCATTATTCTATCGATTTATATACTAAATCCATTACAGATTTATGTATTTTGTTAGTACTTTCAAATTGTTTTAAATTATCTTCGAATGAAGCTTTTACCTGCCAATCATCATTTAATTTACCTACGAAAGCTTCTATCCTATTGTTTTGCCTTTCCTTTAATTCTAAATGTTCACGGCTGATCACATTCTTTTCAATTGGAATAAATACAGGTTCAACCGTATTTGTTTCCGAATGCCAAAGGTAAACACGAGGACGGTGATTAATTTGATCTGCATCCATCCGCATCATAGACCCTGGGTTTACAAGTAGTCTTCCTTTATATTCTGATGTAAATGGTTTATGGTTATCTCCCGTTACAATTAAATCAAATTGAGGATATTTACGAAGCAAGCAGGTGGCGGTAAGATCACTACATCCGGGAAAAGGCTCTCTATTTGTCCAAGTAAAAATATGCCAAACTAAAATATTTGCAGTTTTACTTTTTGGTTTTTCATTCCAAGATAAAAACTCAATATCTGTCCGGCATTGAGGATGAATTGCATTAGCGGCATATAATGTATAAATCCCACACTTATGAGCCAGTTCCATACTATGTTGTGGAAGATCATGATTCCCGTATACTGTGTAAAATTGATCAGGTAAATGTTTAATTGTATCAGATAATAGGGCAGGACTAGGCTTCCAATAGTCGTATAAATCTCCAGCATGAATAACTGGACAATTGTGTTTTCTTTGAAGTTCAGAAATAAAATCAACCTTCGTCCATTGTGTAGTAGGATAATCATCAATTCGGCATATAGGAATTGTTTCCCGTAAATGCCAGTCCGCTGTTAATATTAAATCAGCCTTCTTTATTTGTTTCGTTCGGATCATTTTTTATCGTTTAATCCATCGATCATTATGCCATCGCCAAGCAATTTCACCTTCATAATCATTTGAAGAACCAAAATAAAATATTTTTGATCCGTTTTCTGAAATAGTTTCCAAAGCCTCTGATTCTTTGAAAAACGGTCCTTCTAACATTGCATAAGATTTATCATTCATTAAAATACCAATACACCAAGCTTCCTTATTTTTAATTGTTTTTTCTTTATATACTCTTTCATTTTAAATTAATTTCAATGGCAAAATCAAAAAACAACCAGAAGAATGTTATAGTATATTCATTATAAAGGCGGACAAAACCAATAGTTGGTATTAATACAAATAATATATCTTTACCTTTTTTACAAAAATTACAACAAACCTCTATTTTAAATCTATCATTAAATTTCTTTTCCATATTATTTTAGTTTAGTTCCACATAAAATACAAGTGTTTCCCATATTTGCTTCAAACTCTTTTTTTGTTACAATCCACAATACATTGGAATCTTCTAATTTTTTATTAATACTATTAATTGATTTCAGAGCCTGCTCCAGCCTAACTTTTTTTGTCTGTATATTTTCTTTAGTTTGTATCAGTTTTTGAATCTTCGTTATTTTACCATCCAAAGAAAGCAGGTTTCTAGTTTCTTCTATTTCCGTATTTGTTGCCTTAATATCATTTACCAATAAATTTAATTCTCTGAAATTCTTATTTAATTGCTTTTTTTCTTCCGTTTTTTTCAATACGTCTGTTAAAATAAAATCCGCCTTTAGTATTTCTGAATATTCCTCTAATTCCAAATCAATTTTTTGCAGTTGTGAAATCAAACTTTTTAATTTCAATTGTTTTTGTTGTTTAATTAATCGTTTACGTTCCATTTCTTCCAGCACCTCTACCTCGATTTCAAACCGTTCTAAATAGTTGAATTTAGAAAGTTCCGTTTCTTGTTGTTTCAGTTGTTCCGTCTTGTAAGAAATATTGGCAGAAATTTCCCGTATCCAACGTTGTATGTTTTGTAAGCCTGTATCAATTTTATCAAGATGTGCAATTCTGTTAAAATGTTGTGCTACTTCACCTGCCGATTGACTAAGTAGGAAATGGGAATCTAATTGAGATTGAAGGTTTATTTCAGATATGTTTAAGGCTTGTTGTATTTCTTCGGGCACAGAAGTACCAAAAGCTTTAAATGTTAGTTCATTTAAATCGTATTGTTTTTCTCGTCCGTCATCCGTGTACGTTATTGTATAATTATCATCCGTGTATGCCTGTATAAACATTTCACTATTTTTCCACCATGACCGCATTTCACTACCAAGCGGGCGGTTTTGAATCAGTTTTTTTAATGCACGAATAACAGCCGATTTCCCACCATCAGTGGGGCCAACAATCACGTTGACCCCTTTGTGAAATGTAAATTCAGAATTTTTATGACTCTGAACGTTTTGTAAAATAAGCCTTTCAATCATTTAACAAAAATGTTTTCCTCCAGCCTCATGAGGCGTTGGGGCTAATAATCGATTTATCGGAATTACAAAATTTTTATTAACATTAATTTTAGGGTTGTTAATAATTTTTTGAAATCTTGGTGGAGGCGGAGGTTGTTCTGGGTTTAACTTTTTTGTATTTGCCTGTAAAGAAACTCCAATAAACAACATCATTATAAATAAAATCAACATTTTTTTCATACTTTTAAAAATTTAAGATTAATACTAAATTAAAACACCCTCGAAATAAATAAAGAAAGCACAATTAAAAAATAAGCAAGATTTTCAATGGCATTGGTATGATACGGTATTTTATTCCACTTACTTGTGGCATACACAGTAAATAAAATCATAATAACCGAAATCGGCCATAAATGTAAATTAAACCAAATTGCAGCCATACCAAGAATAATTCCTCCTGTTGCTCCAATTACATGAACTTTGTTTTCCATGTCATCCGTAACTGTTTTAAAGCCGGGTGCAGCCCCGACAAAACAGATAAAAGCCCCTGCAAAAAACATTAGACCTGTTGAACCTACAATCATCAAAGGTATAGCATAACCCCAGGTAACAAGTGTAAATACCCATTGTCTGTTTTCAGGTAAATGGTAATAACTTTCGGAGATAGATGATAAAATTCCCATTGTTTTAAAACAGTACCATTCATATCCGAAAAATATGAACATTGAAACGATTAATAAAATTAAATTAAGCATGATAATTAAAATTTAAGTGAATAATAAAATTATGTAGTTTTTAAAAGTTTTAATACATTACTTTGTTTGGTGGCTGTGTAATATACTGATAATGCATCCGCCAGCGCCTGATCATCTGCTTTCACCCCGCTCCATGGTGCTTCCCGTCTTCTTGTTTGTTTTCCTTTGTTAGAACCAATTAGTGGCGGTCTGAATTTACGATAAATAGCATCCACGGTTTCCTGTTTTTCCGCAGCCCGTTTCCCCAGTAGGCATAGTTTGCTATCACTTTCTGAATACCATTCAACACCGATGTTTTTTGCATCGGCTAACGTCTGTACTATTGCCGTCACTGCTCCTTGCCATTTTGCAGCCACGGCAGATTGACTTCCGTGTTGTAATTCCGAAACAAAATAAGTAACATTATTCTCCTCGATTACTTCCAATAAAATTTTGTTTACTTGGGAAATTCTGTAAGTATTATCATCGGCAACACGAATCCTCAATTTTTTATCACATTTCTTGGTTTTAATACAGCCATATTTTAAAATAACACCAGTATATGAAATCAAAGCCCATCCAAATGCAGTCATGGAAGGATCCATTGCTAGTATTGTACTTTCAGATTTTTTAACTATTTTTTCATGGAATTTAGAAATGGTAATATCCTTAAATGAGGAAAATTGTTTTGCAACATCTTCAATGGTATTTATATTTTTTTTGTCTCTAATCATGATGTAAGTATTAATAAGGCTTGATTGTATTGCTGCAATAATTTAGTAAGATTTTCTTTGTGTGTTAAATGTGTAGCCGCATCAATATCTCCTTCCATTGTAGTTCTAACGTAGAAAAACTCATTATCGTTTTGGTTTACGTTCTACCTTAAATTTAGAATCAATATATTCCCACAAATCAATTACTTCTTCCTTTAATTCATTCACCAAATCATTATTTTCCACAAAAGCAATTGCCTCCTCCATTGATTGTCCAACACTAACACCACCTACAGTAAATGTAGTATTTTTGGTATTATCCTTAATGTATTGAAGATTTCCTCGTATATCATCAATACCATAACCGTAAATAATATAAATTTTAGCTTTACGGTATGGGTCATCTACGGTTTTAATTACTTCCAAATCTACCTCAATACCTATTACTTTCTTTTTTTCCTTCCCCGCAACTTTAATTACCTTATATATTTTTTCAGGGCTGGAAAAATTAATTCTGACCGAGGCGTAAAAAGATATAGCTAATCCGCCTGATGCACTAAATTTTTTACCGTATTTACCTGCATCTACATTCGTCCGCACTTGATTACTACAAACCATTAAATAATTATTCTTTTTAATCATTCGGCAGGTTTTTCGTAATTGTTCGGAAAACTCCTTTGGACGGCGCATCCCCATCTTATCTCCATCATCATTATCCATTTCTAATTCCGTGGAAAGTGCTGCAAGTGAATCCCCGAATATTCCATGAATCCCTCTATTTTTAGAATGATCGAAAGGCTCCCATGCACGAATATTTTTAAATAACTCGGTAACGGTATCAGGACGATAATAGTTTTTACCTTCAATATTCATTCCAAATAATGAGGCAAATTCCTTATCTATTCGAGCCTCTGGATCATGAAATTGTCTATCTCCTCCCTGTCTTTCTATTTCCCCCGCTATTTCACAAAGTAATGCAGTTTTTCCACTTTGTGAAGGCCCCGCTATTTCTACAAAAACGCCCCCACAAAGTCCACCTCCTCTTATTCTATTTGCTGAAATAGCAAGGTTTAAAAGAGTGCTACCCGTGGAGATAATATAGGTAAAATCACCTTCTAATTTTTTTTCCTTAATGATCGGCTTTTTTGCCTTTCGTTTCATTTGCTTAGAAAGTGATTCAACTGGTTTACTTCGTATCATTTTATTTCCTCCAGTATTTGAACAATATATTTATCCAAAACACCCTTACCCTGTAATTCCGTTTTAACAGAATCTTTGAATACAATAATATCCATGTTTGGATTGTTTGCTTTTTCAATTTTACGTTGGTTTTTAATTCTGTTAATAATAGCCTTTACCAACATATCCTCAGATTCTACCTGCTTTTGTTGATTGTACCAATTTTGTATCAACGGCTTTAGTACGGTTGATTTGGTCACATCCTTTGCAGTGCCGTATAAGCTTAAATAACTGTGAACACATGAAGGCATTGAAGCCCCCATGAGTTTACAATCCCGGTCCTTCTTAATGGCTAGAATTTTTTTATTTTTCATTATTTAATTTCTTTTTCATCAATGCAATCGTTCCAAATGTCGCAGGCATCACATTCTTTTTTCTTGTCAGTATCTACACCAAATTTATATCCGTGCGGGCATTTATTCTTTCCATCCGATTTGCCAGCCGTTTTTGTGTTACGAGTCATTGTTCCTTTTTTTACAGGCTTTGTTTCTTCTTCCTCGTCTTCCTCATCAATTTTACGGGATGTTTTCTTTTTTGGTTTCAGCCCTGTACCTTTACAAATTGGACATTCTCTACCTCGGGAATCCTTACCTGAGCCTTCGCAAGCAACACAGCGGTCTTCCTCATCTACGTTTTTTGTCAATTTAGTTAATTTAACAGGCGGTTTTTCGTCTTCATCCTCCTCCTCTTCGTCCTCTTCGTCTTCAACAGGTCCCTTTTTTATTGGCTTTTTAGCTGTGGTTGTTGATTTACGTACAGGCTTTTCTTCCTCTTCCTCTTCGTCCTCTTCCTCTTCGTCTTCAATAGGGCGTTTTTTCAACGGAGCTTTTGATGTTGTTTTTTTGCGGGGTTTTTCGTCGTCCTCATCATCATTATCATCCTCGTCCGTGTCTTCATTTAATTCAAAAAATGCCGTTTTCAAATCTTCGTAAGATAAAATATTTAAGCATTCATCAAGATTAGGCACAGTTTCCAAAAAGTCTTCATCGTAGCTGTTTTCACGTTCCTCAAATTTAATTGCACGGGTTTCAGGAAATGGAGTACCTTTGTCTCCGATTGTTTTCCATTTTAAAGTTAATGCAAGTGTAAGTCCTTCCTCAGGATCTGGGAAGATTTCATTTTCATCATTTTCATCCAATTCCGTATCCAAACAATCCTGAAACAGAGATTCCGCCTGATCCCATACATATGGAATTTGATCATGTTTTTTAGAATCTAGTGGAACAGGAGCATACAGGTATCTTTGTTGCGGGTATAATTTAATTGCAGCCTCTTTATCTGTATCAAATAATTCCTTTTGAAATTCACAGATTGGGCATTTACCACCAATTGATTTTCTGCAAACATATTTTTGATTGTCCGCACCGATATTCTTATGCAGTAAAAAAGGACGACGGTACCACAATGAACCTACGGTAGCCTCTTCATGGTCAGGATGATTTTTATCCGTCACTTCGTACGCCATAAAATCCATTTTAACTTTTCTTACCGATTCATCAAAACTTAGCAAACTAACACCTTCGGGAAGTGTCAAATACTTGCTTCCACCTTTTCTGTTTGGTTTCTTTTTGGCGTTTGTTGCCACTCTGCCCCTAAAATTACTTTTCTTTTTTGTTGTTTTCATGTAAATTAAATTAGTGATTAATTATTTATTACGTCTCAATTTATTTGCTATTCCTGCATTCGTTCTTTTTGTTTTCTTCTCACGTTCCCACTGAATATCTCGAGGAACTTTAGGTCCTGCAAAATATTGTTGTCCGTGTAATCGTACTAAATTTTCTAATGCCTCCTTTCTTTGTTCAAAAGCTTTAACGGCACCCATTGCCATATCAAATTCATATTTTGCATCCAAATATTCCTGAAACGCCTGTTTATACTCAACGGTGGTAATGGTAATGCTTTCGATTGCCTTATCCGTCACCTTATCCAGTTTGTATTTATCTGGACTTTTTCGGATTCTTTGATCTATCTCCGCCTTCGTTATTTCCAAGGCTTGTTTCAATTCATCAAATTCCATACGTGTTTGAGCTAAATGTTTAGAATACCGCATCATTAAGCGGGGTTGTTCTAACCATTCAATATCCAATGCCTCTTCATCGATGGAAATATCCTTTTCGTAATTAATTATATTTTTTTCTTTTTCCATTATACCCCTGTTGTTTGACTAATTTTATACAATCGATAATCAATTTCCGCAGCAATACAAGCTCCAGCCACTGCCAGTTGTTCCTCACGAGACTTCATGAAAATTTGTTTTATAAAAGTAGGATCAAAATTTTTAGGCAAACGATCTTCATTGGCAAAAATAATATAATCTGCCAACCGCATCAAGTCTCCTTGTTCCAATTTCTTTTGGTCATGTTCAATTGTAAATTTA